CAGTTCCCGCTTCCCTTGAATGGGCTAGATGAGCGCCCAAGTAGAAGTAATCTGTGTGCGGATGAGCACGCACACCTTCAGGTCCACCCCATTCCTTTTGAAGCTTGAGGGCCCACGACTGGAGCACAGGCACTCTCAGCGCGAGCGACAACTCACAGGCTGCCACACCCCTAACCCACTCTCTCGCGAAAGTCTCCTCTTTGAGCCACCTGTGGCTTGAGAGGGCACTTGACATGACCTTCCGCGGGTCACGTACCATCCGCCAGTCACAAGGCTGCGGACTCAAGTGGATAGGGGCAGATTGGCCAAAGCGAATCTCCTCAATGACGTCGGTAGGACTTCCGAGCGTGACCTCGTGACCGCTCGACAAAAGCACATCGCGTGTGAAGACACCCAAAACCCGTGCGACGGCGCTGCGGTCTAGGAACACCACTGCATTGTCGCCGTCCACAAGGAGATCAAACTTGCCTGGGGCAAGGTCCTTGAGGACACCGGCAACGACAGCGAGCATGACAATCGTATTGCCCATGCCAGTGTTATAATCACCACTAGCGCGCGCCCCCGCACGCGAAAACTTCACACCCGACGTCAGCTTGCCCTCAAGGCGCTGCTGTGCTCGAAGTAAGTGCTGTAGCCCCCTGTCACCGGGGAAGGCAGCATTGTAAATCGAGTGCTCTTGCGCGATCTGATGAGGCCCGACGTGAGCCTCAAAAGCCTTACCGTCAACTTCAAAAGCAACGCAATCAACCCGAGCTCTGAACTTCCGCACTATCAAGTTCGCTCGTGCAACCCCATACAGGCCCTTGGCCACAACCCTGCCGACCCCTGACTTGAGTAACCTTGGAGATGTGAGTCTTCCCCACCGCCAGTGCTCCAAGGGCTTCAACCGAGACGCGAGCGCCAAGTTGTACCTAGGTGATCTTGGAAAAATCAGTCTAGGTTTGGCCAGCTTGGCTAACGCATTGAACTTCTCGGCTTTGAGGAAAGGTCTCAGGTAGGAGTCATCACCGGTCAAACGACCGTCTACCCTCAAAGACCGCTCCGCCTCAAGGTACCTCTTGCGCAGTCTGCCGCTATAGGACTGCGCGGTTTGCAGGTAGCTCCACCTAACAACGCCGCTATGAGCCGCCATCTGCCGTATCTCTGAGAAGACTTTGGAGACAGAAGGGCCAACGGGCTCAAAAACCGCGTCCGGCAAGGGAGCTAGAGTTCGCTTCACAAAGGCGGCTAACTCGTTGTGAGGACAATTCGCATGCACGGCGGGTACCCACATCCCGGCACCCCAGGGCCTGCACGCGCTCCTCATGGCACGTCGCCGCCACAGCATTCCAAGCTGTCCCAATCGACGCCGGACAAATCCAGGCTAAAAGCGCTCAGTTCGTACGCGCGCAGGTACGCACTCGAAGGGGTGCCAGACGCGGGCATCTCAACGAGATGCCCGCGCTTGCCATCAACGAGGCCATCCAACACGCGCCGAACATCGTCCTGGAAAAAGGACGCAGAGCACAGACCGGCAAAATCGACTGGGCCTCCCTAGGAAAGGAGGGGTGGGCAAAGAGAGGAAGCCTTTTGGATGGCTTGGCGAGCACGAGCACAGGCCTGCTGCTCGTGCGTGCTGGGGATCATGGCCAGTGACACGGCGGAGGCCACCGCCAAGTCACTGTGGTATGCCGAAAGGCCTACCCCCCTGCACCACCCCTGGGCGCGTGTCCTAAGCGCGCCGAAGAGCTCACCATCGCGCTTACGACCAAGCGCGTACATCCGGAGCTTGCCGAGGAGAGCGGGAAAAACCAGCTCAACACCTTCGCCGGTGTCTACCACAACATAGACACCGTCGGCCT